TGATTGTGGGAAGTATCACAGGAAATGCGGCAACAGTAACCACCAATGCAAATTTAACAGGTGATGTTACTAGTGTTGGTAATGCCACAACTTTAGCGACTGTTAATTCAAACGTCGGTACTTTTGGTGACGGAACCCATGTTTCGAGGGTAACGGTAAACGCAAAAGGTTTAATCACGGCTGTATCGGAAGTATTGATAACCGGAGCAGCGCCAACAGGTTCAGCAGGTGGTGATCTAAGTGGTACATATCCTAACCCTACGGTGGCCTCAATCAATGGCGTTGGCTTAGGTTCTACGACTGCAACGGCAGGTAATCTATTAATAGGGTCGGGAACTCAATGGGTTACTAATTCATTAAGTGGTGATGGATCATTAACGTCTGGCGGGGCGTTAACAATATCTAAAATTGGCGGGAAATCTATTTCATTAGCAAATAGTTTCACGACTAGCGGAAATTTCACGGTAACTCAAACGTACACGGGAAATACTAATGTCACATTTCCTACATCGGGAACATTAGCAACAACCGCGGGCTCTATTCCATCTATCCAAGGCACCGCAAACATGGTGTTGGTGAATGGTACTAGCGGATCGCCCGTGTCAGGTACTGCAATAGCTTTGACTACTCCGCAATTCATCGGAACAGCCTCAACACCGACATTCGGCGCATTGACTTTAAGTAGCGCTGGCGCTGGTTTAAATATTCGAAATGATACTGCCATAAGTGCACAAGATATTGGTGTCATTAATTTTCTTGGATTAAATTCAAGTTCCGGGACAATTTTTTATGGAAGAGTTACAGGATCAATAGTTGATAATACTGCTGGAACAGAAGATGGAAAAATTCTATTTTCCGTTGAAGAGAACGGCGTATTTACAGATTATTTTTCTATAGACGGCTCAACCGCAACAATCAGTGCTTTAAAAACATTATCTTTGACCATACCATTAGCTTTAACAAGCGGTGGAACCAATGCGAGTTTAACAGCAAGCAATGGTGGAATTATTTATTCAACATCTAGCGCGTTTGCAGTTCTGGCCGGAACCGCAACCGCTGGCCAGATGCTCCGATCTGGGGCGTCTGGCGCTCCTTCATGGTCTACAGCCACGTTCCCATCTACGGCAACATCAAGCGGAACCATTTTAAGGGCTAATGGTACAAACTGGCTTGCCTCAACAGCTACATTTGCGGACACATATACCGCCAGTAATTTACTTTATTCGAATGGCTCAAACACTGTGACAGGATTGGCCACAGCAAACAACGGGACGTTAGTTACAAGTAATACGGGTGTACCTTCAATATTAGCTGGTCCTGGTTCTAATAATAAAATTTTAATGTCTAATTCAGGAGCGGCACCTTCATGGTCTACTGCTTCTTATCCCCCCGTCGCAAGTCCTACTGGGACAATTCTAAGGGCAAATGGTACTGACTTTGCCGTATCTACTGCGACATTTGCAGATACTTATCTCGCAAGCAATTTACTTTATTCAAATGGAAATAATACGGTCACCGGCCTTGCAACGGCCATTGGCGGTGTGCTTGTTACATCAAACACGGGTGTTCCCTCAATACTAGCAGGATCGGGAACAACGGGAACAATATTACAAGCCACGAATGGGGGAACTCCAGCTTGGTCTACGGCGACATATCCCTCAACCACCACCATCAATCAAGTCCTTTATTCTAGCTCGAATAACACGGTGGCAGGATTAGCCACCGCTAATAGTTCCGTGCTTGGTACAACGTCCGCTGGTGTTCCGGTTCAACTCGGAACGATGACAAATGGACAAATGATCATTGGATCTACTAGCGGGACGCCCGTTGTTGGATCAATTACAGTTTCAGGAAATTTATCTAGGACATTAGGCGCCGGAACATTTGCATTATCTCTGACCGGTCCGGCATCGATGACTTATGCATCGAATACCGGTACATCAGCAACGCTTAATGCCTTCGCAGGAATCATTCCAATAAATGTTTCGTTGTTTACTTTTACACTAGCAACAAGCGCAAGCGTAGGTGATGTATTTGAAATAGTGGGACGAGGCTCAGGGGGTTGGGTATTAAATTTAAATGCGGGCCAGCAGATATTCGGTACAGGATTTTCAACAAGTTCAGGGGGGTCTATTACCTCGACAGATAGATATAACTCCATAAGATTTGTTTGTGTTGTGGTTGATACTATATTTGTAGTGACTTCAATAACGGGAAATCCAACAGCAGCATAAGGATAAAAAAATGACTGTAGCAAATGCGATAGGATCAGGGCAAACATTAGGAACAGGATCAAGCCCCACTTTTGTGGGACTGACTTTGAGTGGTACTGTAACAAATAGCGGTCAACCTATGTTTTCTGCGAGATACACATCAAATGTTACAAATGTGACAGGAAATGCCGTTGTGTATACGCCAATTTTTGATACAGCAGATATAAATGTAGGTACTTGTTATAATACGTCAACGGGTGTTTTCACAGCGCCAAATACGGCTAATTATTTATTTTCCGGATGTATTTACTTAAATTCCTTAGGTGCAGCCAATACTGTTTTTACAATAAAATTTATAACAACTCCTAGAAACTTTATTGTTTTTAGTTGTAATGCAGCAAATACGCGAGACGCAAACAACAATATCGCTATTCCTTATATCTCCCCAATCATTCCTTTAAGTTCTACTAATACAGTGTCTCTTAATATAGAAGTCGATGGTGGTACACAAATTGTAGGTATTAAAGGCACAGCACCTCAGATAAGTTATTTTTCTGGAATTTTATTAGGATAAAATTATGGCATTATCATTATATTCAGCTCCTAGACGATTTGTTGATACAGTCGATCCGCCGTCATCAATTACGATTACAGATAATTTGCCACCGGTTGAATTGGCTGATTTTTATATCAATTTATCAACCAATCTAGTTTGGTTTTGTTCAAATGCGGGATCTATTTCTGGATCTACACAAAGCGGTATTGGTTGGAAATTAATGCCGTCAGTAATAGAAAGTGGAATTGTTAAATTAGCATTAGGGACAGCAACGGTATTAACGTCAAATGTTCAATCAAATTCTAAAATAACCTTATCAGCCGCCGGACCTGCTGGCACCGTCGGAACTTGGAAAGTTTCTGCGGTTGTAGCAGGAGTAAGTTTTACTATTGTTTCATCCAGTGCTTTAGATACATCCACAGTTGCATGGGCAATTTCATAATTTTACGTTATAGTAGAAATGTTTTTAACATACTTTAAGGATGAAGTTATGCAAAATAGTCAGATTATCGTTTCTATCGGATTGGAATTAGCAAAAGACGCTTGGCAGTTAATTCATGACGCAAAACATCCAGATTATGCAAATAAAGTTGTCGAAGGGGTGAAAGTCGCTTTAGCGCAAGTCATACAGCATGCTTTATCGCAACAATCTGCTCCTGCTCAAAAAAATGCATGTGTTGCGCCTGTAGTTGAAGAAGTTAAAACAGAGGCATCCGTGGACGCGGCATAATGCCTATACCATTCCCATTCGATTTCAAGAATCCCGATTATTTAAAAGTTTTTGAATATCGGGTGGGAATTCTTAATTCCATAAAAAATAATAAAAAAAAAGTTCTCGCTTTAAAGAAATTCTACAAAGAAAATCCAGCACAATTTATCATTGATTGGGGTGTCACTTACGATCCCCGCAATGTCGAAAAAGGTCTGCCTGCTGTCTGCCCGTTTCTGCTATTCCCAAAGCAAGAAGAATGGATTTACTGGTTCTTGGATTTGTGGCGCAGAGGGAAACCTGGCCTTACAGAGAAAAGCCGAGAAATGGGCCTTAGCTGGCTTACTGTAGCGCTCGCGGCTACTATGTGCCTTTTCCACGATGGCATCACAGTGGGATTCGGAAGTCGTAAACAAGAATACGTTGATAAGCTTGGGGATATGAAAAGCTTATTGCATAAAGTAAGACAGTTCGTGCATTTTTTGCCCGATATATTTAAAGGATCGTGGAACATTAGGTTCCACGCACCGCATATGCGAATCCAATTTCCTGATACAGGCTCTATAATATCGGGGGAATCGGGTGACGGAATTGGCCGAGGCGATAGAGCAAGCTTTTATATAGTCGATGAGTCTGCGTGGCTTCCTCGTCCCGAACTCGTCGAGGCGTCGCTATCTCAAACAACAAACTGCCGTATTGATATCAGTACCCCGCACGGCATGAATAACCCTTTTGCCCAAAAGCGATTCGCGGGCAAGATTTCCGTATTTACTTTTTCATGGCGTGAAGATCCACGAAAGGATCAAAACTGGTATATCGAAAAATGCAACGATATAGGTGATCCGGTAGTAATAGCACAAGAAATTGATTTGGATTATTCTGCATCATTAGAAGGCGTATTAATACCTTCTATATGGGTACAAGCCGCAGTCGATGCACATATCGTTTTAGACATTAAGCCCACAGGGCAAACGACTCTTGGATTTGATGTCGCGGATCAAGGAAAAGATAAAAACGCTATTTGTATCAGGCATGGAATTTTAGTGGAATACATGGATGAATGGAGCGGGAAAAATGAGGATATCTTTGGTTCAGTTGAAAAAGTATTTACATTATGCGATATGCACAATGTTGATTATGTTCGTTATGATAGTGATGGGCTTGGAGCTAGTATTCGCGGTGACGCTCGTGTCATTAATGAGCGAAGGAAAGCCCAGAGAAACAATAATATTGTGTTCACTCAATTCCGAGGATCAGGAGAAGTTATCGACCCAACAAGAGATCCTTATGAGTTGTACAGAAATGCCAGATTCGGAGGATTAGGTCGAACCAATGAGGATTTTTTCGGTAACGCAAAAGCCCAAGGATGGTGGGATTTGCGAAATCGCTTTGAAGAGACATATAAAGCGGTTAACGGGAAAAAAGACTATAATAAAGATAACCTCATAAGCATATCGAGTAATGTTAAGAATTTAAAAAAATTACTCATTGAATTATCTCAACCCACTTATAAAGAGAATGGTGTGGGTAAGATTATCGTAGATAAAATGCCAGACGGTATGCCATCACCAAATCTGGCAGATGCATTAATGATCGCGTTTTCACGGAAGAAAATTAGCGTAGGAGCATGGACATCATGATTAGTAGAATTTTAAACGCATTTAAAAAACCTGTTCCCGTTGTTCCCATTGTTCCCGAAAAAAAAGAAAAACTACGACAAAGATTCTCAACCGATGATTTAACACAATTTGCATTAAGTGAAACTTTAGATACAGCACTTGAAAGAAATTTCAAAGGCATTCAATCAAATCACATTTACGATCCAGCTCCCATTTCAGGAATGGATTCAAAAAAAATAGCGATGGATAATGCACAAAGCATTAAATCATCGTTTTATGGAAATGAAGTCATACCGCAACAGCAAATGTTTTGGTACGCAAACCAGACTTTTATCGGTTATCAATTATGCGCGATGCTAGCGCAACAATGGTTAATATCCAAAGCATGTTTAATGCCAGCAGAGGATGCAATACGAAAAGGCTATGAATTAACTATTAATGATGGTTCAGACGTTGACCCAGAAATAATTGACGAAATTAGAAATCTTGATTGCGAATATCAAGTAAATAAAAATCTCATTCAATTTTTACAATTCGGTCGTATTTTTGGTATTAGAATTGCAATGTTTAAAATAGAATCGGATGATCCAGATTATTATTTTAAGCCTTTCAATCCAGACGGTGTAACCCCTGGAAGCTATAAAGGAATTTCTCAAATAGATCCTTACTGGGTGACGCCTCAATTAAGCCCAGAATCAGCGGGTGACCCTTCAAGCATCCATTTTTATGAACCAACCTGGTGGAACATCGCGGGTAAATTAGTTCATCGCACACACTTAATCGTTTATCGTACCGAAGAAGTCGCAGATATTTTGAAACCTACGTATATTTACGGAGGCGTTCCAATACCACAAAAAATATATGAGCGAGTATACGCTGCGGAACGTACTGCAAATGAAGCACCTATGCTAGCACTCACAAAGCGTACTGACGTTTTAACCGTTGATTTAGCACAATTCTTAGCGAATGAACCTAACAATCCAGCCTCTGGAATTGGCGCAACTCAACGCATTGCTAGATGGGTTTATAACCGAGACAACTATGGCATTAAGGTTATAGGTCTTGATGAAAAGGTAGAACAATTTGATACTTCTCTCGCTGATCTTGACGCCGTTATTATGACACAATATCAATTAGTAGCAGCCGCCGCAAATGTGCCCGCCGTAAAGCTTTTAGGAACATCACCAAAAGGATTTAATACGACCGGCGAGTTTGAAGAAGCAAGTTACCATGAAATGCTTGAAAGCCTTCAATGTCACGCATTAACGCCTTTGTTAGATCGACATCACTTGCTTTTAATGCGGTCTGAAATCGCGCCGAAATTTGGAATTCAACCGATAGATGTTGTTGTTGCATGGAAACCATTAGATGCAATGACCGCCGAAGAACTTGCAGCTCTTAATAAACTTAAAGCAGAAACGGGTCAGATTCTTGCAACGACTGGCGCAATTGACGGTAATGATGAAAGAGATCGAATTATCGCAGATCCGATGAGTAGCTATTCAGGAATCGAAGAGAAAGACGTTGAAGAAGAGAAACAAGAAAGAATGATGGAACAAATGAGCATGCAGAGTGAAATGAATGAAAAAGAAACCTCCTCTAACGAAGAATAAAGAACGATGGGCAAAAAATCGCTCCGTTGTTCTTCGTGGAAATCCGTTGCATTATAACGCCTCTTTACAGAGGAAATATGCAATGCGATTAAAAAAATTAATTCGTCAAATGACTCAAGAAACAAAAGAACAATTATTAAAATTATTTAAAAATGAAAATTCAAAATACTTTTTTGTAAAACAAAAAGAAAATGAAAAAATGGCGATGGATGAAAGCATCTCATCCCAAGCAAAAATTTTATTAAATGTTCTTACTAGAAAATATCAACGATTATTTGAATCAAAAGCAGATTCTATTTCGGACAAAATGTTTAATGATTCTTTGAAAATCAGTAAAACAAATTTGCATCAAAGTTTGAAACAATTGAGTGGCGGATTATCTTTAAAAACTGGCGTTGTTCCAAAAGGTCTTGAAGATGTTTCAAAAGCCATTATTCAAGAAAATGTTGGTTTAATAGAATCGATCCCTCAAAAATATTTCGATGATATTTCAGGCGCTGTATATCGATCCATTACGACCGGCAATGGTCTTGCGGATTTGGTTCCAGAAATTAATAAATACGCTCAAACTACAGAAAGACGCGCGACAAATCTAGCGTTGGATCAAACACGGAAGGCTTACAATTCGATTAATAAGCAACGCATGATTAATGTTGGTGTTAAGCAGTTTGAATGGTTACACTCTGCGGGAAGTATTCACCCTCGCGAATCTCATATCAAAATTGATGGACATATATTCTCTTTTGAGAATTTAGAACAAGAACAAGCCAAATTAGGCGTCCCCGAAGCAGACCGAGGTATTCCGGGCCACGCGGTAAACTGTAGGTGCGTCATGGGGCCTGTCATCGACTTTTCAGAGCAATAAAATTACGCACGAATGTTTTAACAGTCACAAAAATTATGATCTATAATTGTTAAGTTCATGGATGATTAAGGGAGCACACGGACGTGCCGCTTAAATCTGGAAGTAGTCAGCAGACTATTTCGAAGAATATAGAAAAGCTCGTCAATGAAGGCTATGAGCCTAAACAAGCTCAAGCTATCGCTTTATCAAAATCCCGTGATGACTCTTACGATAATGAATCTGGTACCACGTTCAAAATTTATGATTCTCAACAAGAATCAGAATCTGCACGTGAAATTGATATTAACGGATTCATAGAAATTAAAGGAAACCCGATAAGTAAAGTCGGTGTATTTCCTTATTCTGGCGCGCAAATAGATGGCTCATTAGAACCAGACAAAATTTATAGCATCTATCGACCAGAAGAAGAATTATCGAATGAAGAAACAATTGAGTCTTTTAAATTATTACCTTTTACCGATGATCACGCGATGCTTGGCACAGCAGATGAAGGAATGATGCCAGCAGAAAAAAAAGGAGTGCATGGCGTAATCGGTGAAAATGTTTACTTTGATGATGGATATCTCAAAGGAAACATAAAAATTTTCTCAGAAAAACTGGCCAATCTTATTAACGAAGGGAAGCGTGAATTAAGTATTGGATATCGATGTTTATACGATATGACCCCAGGTGTTTTCAATGGCGAACGGTACGACGGAATACAAAGAAGCATACGCGGAAATCATCTCGCTTTAGTGGATGAAGGACGCAGTGGGCACGATGTTTCCGTACTCGATCACTTTAAATTTACGGTAGATAGCAGGGAGCTAAATATGCCAGATTTAAAAGAACAGGGAAGCGAATATATTCAAGATGAAGGGATGAGTCTTGAACAATGTGCCGCAGCAATTAAACATCTTCAAGAGATGTTTCAAAAGATTAATCCAGCTCAAGCAGCTTCTGAAGACGAAGGAGAAGCCAAGAAAGAACTCTCCGAAGAAGCTGCGAAAGAAGGCGACGCCAAAGATGAACAAGGCGAATATGAAAAATTCGTAAATAAAGCAGAAATTGAAGACGAAGCGGAAGAGGAAGAAAAATCCCAATCCGAAAAATCAGAGGCAGAAGATGAAGATACAGAAAAGAAAGATGGTGATGTTTCAAAATCTTCTGATAAAAAATCAATGGATGCAATGGACACGAAAAAATTTCTTATCGAAATTTCAAAACGTGATTCTCTCGCTAAAAAACTTTCTCATCACATTGGTACTTTTGATCACTCTCAAAAGACCACCAAAGAAGTTGCAGAATATGGAATTAAAAAACTTGGTTTGAAATGTAAATCAGGTCACGAAATTTCAATGCTAGATGGATATTTAGCAGCAGCTTCAAAAAGTAATGTTTCTCCGATTTTTGCAAAGGATTCCGCGCAAAAATCTGACTGTATTGACAGCTATTTAAAAGGAGTTAAATAACATGTCTTTTCAATCCGTAGTAAATATTTATCAAGGTGCTGGTGTTCCAGGCGAACAATACAGTGATGGCCCATGGAGAGCACAATCCTATCAAATCGATTCTGCCGATGCTGCAAATAACATTATCGGTTCTACGATTTGCTCAATCTCAAGCGAAGGTGTTTGCCAAGCGGGAAATGCTGCTAATGGATTTGTGATCGCTGGTTTATTAGTTGATCCAAAAAATATCGCACTTTTTGGAACAGGCGGAATTCCTCTTGCTCCTACTTTAACAGTTCCCAATTTCACACAAGTTGAATGTGCAACGATGGGTAGTTTCTGGGTGACATTACCAGGTGCTGCTGCAATCGGTGATTGGGTAATTTACGACGAAACAACCGGTGCAATTGATACTGTAGCGCCTGGTACTGCATTGCCTGGTGGTTCTCAATGGGCAAACGCCGTCGTTGATTACTTCACTGTTTCTGGTGCAGGTCTTGGCGTAATTACTATGAATCCAGGAGTCGGTCAGCCAACCAACGGCAATCAATAATCTGAATAACATTTTTGAAAAGGATTTTAAATATGTTAAGTCACCACGTACAGAAAGAACGCGCTTACATTCCAGGAAAAAATTTTAAAGCTTTGGATAGTTTCAACTCTTCTGAGTACCGATCTTTAACAAAGATCGGTATCAATTTAACCGAACACTCAATCAAGAACATGATGGCCGGTCAGAAAAGAGCTTTGGATAGCATTGGAATGGATGCCATCCAACCCACTGTAACTGTACAAAGTTTGTCCACACCAGTCCAGTTCCTCCAAAATTGGCTCCCAGGATTTGTTTTTGTAATTACGGCAGCCAGAAAAATCGACGATATCATCGGCCTAATGATCACTGGATCATGGGAAGATGAACAGGTCGTTCAAGGTATTTTAGAACGAGTTGGCGATGGTCAAATGTATGGTGACTATACCAATGTTCCGTTATCAAGCTGGAACGTAAATTTTAACTATCGAACCGTTGTCCGATTCGAAGAAGGTTTGAAAGTTGGAATTTTAGAATCCGCCCGCGCTGCTCGCATGCTTGTAGATGATGCTGGAATGAAGCGAGAAGCTGCTGCACTCAATTTAGAGATCAATCGCAATGCAGTTGGCTTCTATGGATTCAACGCAGGTAACAATAACACCTATGGATTCCTCAACGATCCTGGTTTACCCGCTTACACAATTGTTGCGAATGGCGCGTCAGGTTTCCCAACATGGTCAACAAAAACATTTTTAGAAATCTGTAAAGATATTCGTACCGCTATCGTTCAACTACGTACTCAATCTCAAGACACAATTGATCCCGAAAAAGTTGATCTCACTCTTGCTGTAGCGACAGATGCAGTGGATTGGCTGAGCACGACTTCTGATTTCGGTATCAGTGTTCGTGATTGGATGCGTCAAGCATATCCTCGTATGCGCGTTGTTTCAGCTCCTCAGTTGAATGATGCGAATCTCAACCAAAACGTTTTCTATCTTCAGGCTGACAAAATTGACGATATGTCAACGGACGGCGGCCAAGTTTGGATTCAACCAGTGCCCACGAAATTTCAAGTTCTGGGAGTTCAGCAAGGCGCTAAATATTATGAAGAAGACTATTCCAACGCGACTAGCGGAGCCATGCTCAAAAGGCCCTATGCGGTAACGAGATTCTACGGGATTTAATTTTAACTAAATGGAGTTTTTAATTTATGAATTATGTGTATTCAACGGCTACTTCTCCGATTGCGTTTGTGAAATACAAAGAACCTAGCGAAGGCAGCAGCCTTGGACATAATCAAATTTTAAAAAGAGTCGTAATCAAAGGGGGCCATGGACTTGCGGATAAGCATGTTTTTACCCCCTGCGGTGTTGCGACACAAGTTAACGACGAAGATATGGAATTTTTATTAGGAAATGATTCCTTCCAGAAAGCCATCAAAGATGGATTCATGACTTACGATAAAAGAAAAGTGGAACCGGAAAAGAAAGCCAAAAACATGGCTGAAAAAGATAAATCCGCGCCATTAACACCGAAAGATTTTGATAAAGGTGAAAATGACAGCGATGACGTAAGAATTTACAAAGGATTGCCTAAAACCAAAGTCGCATAAGGAATTGCTATGGCTGCGGTAATACTGACATTCGATTACACATTATTCCAGCAGCAGTTTCCGATGTATGCTAATCCTGTGACATATCCCGAATCGTTGTTACAAAACTATTGGGATATTTCAATCAACTATATTTCTGATGTCGGAAATTATGGATCATTGCAAGGTGCAATGCGTCAGTATGCAATAAACTTATTTGTAGCACATTTGTTGTATTTAAGTTTTCTCATTGGTACTGGAAATACTAACACAGGCTCACAAGTTCCTGGATTAATGCAAGCCGCAACAATCGATAAAGTATCTGTGACATTAACTCCTCCGCCTGTTCCAAATCAATTTCAATGGTGGCTCAGTCTGACGCCATGGGGGCAGAGTTTACTTGCATTGCTACAAATGAATTCCGTTGGTGGTTTTTATATCGGCGGTCGCGGTGCAGTAGCTGCCTTTGGTTATCAGGGAGGTAATTGCTGGTGATCACTGTCAAACGAGTCGAAACCGAATATAAAAAGAATCTAGAGAGAGCCATCAAAGACATGGCAACTACTGTTGCGAAAGTAGGATGGATTGAAAAAAATCAATATCCGAATAGAGAACAAAAAAGAATATTGACCGTATTAAGGCATATATACGCATATCATTATTTAAAACTTTCTTATTCTCCTCCTAATGTTGCCTATGTGGCTTACATTCAGGAAATGGGATCACCCAGTAAAAAAATTCCTGCGAGACCCTTTTTAAGGCCGACTATTTCAGAACAAAAAAACAAATGGAATGAAATAGCAAAAAAATATTCTAAATTAATAATAAAAGGCGATTCAACAGCTAAAGACATGTTTGAAGTTATAGGGCAAACAGCAAGATTTGATATTCAAAAGAAAATTAAATCTATTTGGTCACCGCCTTTATCTAAAAGAACAATACAGGCGAGAAAAAATAGAAGTTCGACCGGAGAAGCGACCAATAAGCCATTAATCGATACAAGCTTAATGTGGTCAACAATTACTAATTCGGTGGAAAATGAATAATGATACCGGGACAGAATATTTTAAATATGGCTTTTCGGGTAATTGCGCAGCAAGCGCTTGTGTACTATCACTACTTAGGCCGTACACAAAACGCTATCGGGCAAGATGTTTCGCAATATAGCGACGGAAAAACAATATACGGAAGTTTTCAACCTGTTCAAAGAAGTTTGTATATGACTCTTGGATTGGATTTGCAAAAAGATTACTGGAATTTTTACGCTAGTAATAACATGCAAGATATCGAAAGAAGTGTTGCAGGCGATCAAATCGCTTTTAATGGACAACGGTATCAATGCGAATCTAATGCTGATTGGTTTCAGATTGATGGTTGGAAAGGTTCTATATTCGTTCATGTTGGTATTGATAACGCGAATCAAGACACTTTCGGATTTAATGAAAAACCATTGATTAACGATAATAAGAATTTTGAAAATGGTAATTATCTGGGAGGCGATGAATAATGGCCACTAAAACAGATAATCAGATAATACAGATTTTTTTGCCCATTATTCAAAATGGATTGATAACGGATGGATTTACAGGTGTGACGGTTAAACAATCAAATCAACCGACACAGCAAGGAATACCGACAACACCGACAGTTTATTTTTTTAAAGTTTCGAATAAGAGGTATGGATTTTTAGGTCGTCATGATGAGTGGAAAGTTAATCAAATGCTCCATCATGAAAGTCAATATATGGAAATCACATTTCAGATAATGGCTTTAGTTTTGCAATATCCGATTACGCCTAATCAATATACCGCTTCTGACTTAGTAAACGAAGTCGCGAGCATTATGCAAAGTGATAATACTCGGGATATACTTAATCAGTCTGGAATTGGGATCTTGAGAGTAACTGATATCTCAAACCCTTATTTTGTAGATGATCGCGATCAATTTGAGGCTAGTCCCTCATTTGATTTTACTCTGACTTATCAGGATGATCGAGTCAGTAATATAGCGATTATTGATGAGTATGATTACCAGATTTTAACAGTCTAACTGTTTTAACCATTGACAAAAGGATTTGAAAATGGCCATTTCTATAACTCGTTATGTCGATATTACGTCTGGACTCGGTGGTGGTTCCATTGTTCAAAACCGAGAATTGGTTGCAAGATTATTTACAAGCAATCCTTTATTGCCACCTCAATCATTTATTTCATTTGATTCTGCGGCCGAAGTCGCAAGTTATTTTGGTGTTCAATCAGAAGAATATTTAAGAGCAGTATTTTATTTTTCTTGGGTTAGTAAAAACTTAAGAAAGCCGCAAAGCATTCAATATGCAGCATATGAACCTAGCGCAATACCTCCGTCCATTATTCCTATGCAGGATAACAATACCGCATTAGCTGATTGGACTTCGATTTCTGACGGTTCATTTATCCTAACAATGGGTGGATTTACATTCACGCTCAGCGGATTAGATTTCTCAGCCGCAGGATCACTTGCAGCAGTTGCCACAATTGTTGAAAACGCAATTGATGCAGAAGTAGGTGGCGGTTCTATGTGGACAGGCGCAACAGTCACATACCAAGCTTCATATAGCGGATTAAACTTTGCAGGATTTTTCTTAACGGGCGGTGATGATGGTGTTGTCACTAATCCTATAGTGGTTCAAGCAGGCGGTGGTGGTACAGACATCACAGGAGAGGGACTTTTAGGATGGTTACCTGCTCAAGTAAATACGAATGGCGTACTTAGCCCTGGCGCAATTTATTCGACAGGATCAGCAGCGGAAAGCATCGCGGAAACTTTGGATGCATCTTTTAATGCTTCAAACAATTTTGGTTCATTCGCATTCTTAACAAATCTCAATTTATCTTTGCAGAACGTTTATGACGCGGCTATATGGAATCAAGATAAAAACGTTATGTTCATGTACAGCCAAGCTGTAACACCCGCTAATGCTTCTGCATGGACATCCCAAACATCTCCTGGTGTAGGTGCTGTGGGCGGAGTAGGTTTGACTTTATCGCCTGTTATTTCGGTATCAATGCAAGGTACTGTCACTAGCGCATCAACTACGATGAGCGGATTGGCAAGTAACTCTGGTCTCTCAGTTGGTATGCCAGTGAGCGGCACTAATATTGCATCAGGAACCGTTATTCAAAGTTTGTCGGGTTCTGACTCCGTTATTCTGTCACAAGCAGCAACAGGATCAGGAACAGACACATACACATTCACGACATTACAGTTCCCCGAAATGTTTCCGATGATGATTGAGGCAGCGACAGATTACAGTCAAGTTAATGCGGTTCAAAACTATGAGTACCAACAAGTCGCTGGATTAACTCCTAGCGTTAGCACTGACGCAAACGCCGATACTTACGATAATATTTATGTGAATTACTACGGTGTCACGCAACAAGCCGGACAACAAATCGCATTTTATCAACAAGGATTTTTGCAAGGTGCATCGATTCCAACAAACATCATAGACATGAACGCATATGTTAATGAAATTTGGTTGAAAGATGCCGCAACCGTTGCATTGATGAATGCACTTTTAACTTTAACTCAAATACCCGTTAATGCAGCAGGCGAAAGTCAAATCGTTAGCATTCTTCAAACTGTTATTGATGAAGCATTAAATAACGGCACGATTAGTGTAGGTAAAACATTAACGACTAATCAAAAGCAATACATCACTCAAGTAACAAATGATCCTTTGGCTTGGTACCAAGTTCAAAACTCAGGTTATTGGATCGGCGTAGACATTGAATTACAAGGCAGTATTTATGTCGCAACGTACACATTGATATACAGCAAAAATGATGTGGTACGAAAAATTGAAGGCACACATACGTTAATTTAATAAATCCATTATTTTACAGGGAGTAATTCAATGGAAAATATTTCTGGTTTTGGGATGGTATCAAACATTCTAGCGTCCAACACTTTCCCCGTTGGGCTTGATTTGACTCAATTTGCAGATGATGCGGACCCTCTTGATATTCCATCATTGCAAATTGCTGATAAAGCGATGGGATTGAATGGTGATTTAATTATTTTCTCGAAAGCAAATCCGATCATTGTGACGATGAATGTAATTCCCAATAGTTTCACGGATGATAATTTGCAAATCCTATTTCAAGCCAACCGAGTTGGAAAAGGTAAAACAGGTGCGCGAGACATTATCACAATGGTTGTGACATACCCTAGTGGGAACTTTGTCACATTCACTACTGGTGCAATCACTGATGGCGTACCCGCTTTACCGGTTGCAAGTTCAGGTCGCATGAAATCAAAAGCCTATTCATTTGCATTTGAAAATATGATTGGTGGTCTATGATAGAACCGAAAGAAATTGAAGTTAACGGAAAGAAATTTGTTATTTCTAAATTCCCAGCAATAGCAGGTAGAGAGATTATTGCAAAATATATTCCTTCTATAATGCCAAAAATTGGTGACTATAAAGTTAACGAAGAAACAATGTTAAAAATGATGAGTTACGTAGGTGTTGTAATTGAAGGGAAAAAAGAACCTTTAATTCTTTCAACACAACCACTCATTGATAATCACGTAAAAGACTGGGAAATGCTTGGAAAATTAGAGATGGCTATCATGGAGTATAACTGCTCTTTTTTTCTAAGCGGGCGGATCTCGAATTTCTTCGAAGATATCGCCCAGAAAGTCCCAGCGTGGACTATAAAAACGTTGACGGCTTTATCGCAACTATCGTCGAAAGTGGAAAAGCCAGTCTCTACGAGTTGAAGACGATTTATACCGTTGAGGATGCTTTTGATTTGTGGGAAATCATCGTCACAAATCGATTTAATGAATATCTTGCAATTGAACATAGTAAAAGCCAAGGAAAGGCGAAAAAATAATGTCAGTATTTGAAACGTTATATTTACTATATAAAGCAGATACTACCGACCTCAAAAGAGGATCGGAAGAAGTTAATCAATCCACAAAAAAATTCGATGGATCATTAAAAGAAGTCAATAAAACCCTAGATCATATGGGTCAAAAGTTTGGTCGATTGGCTACCCAGTTCGGGAGCATGATCGCAGCTTTTGCCTCTATTCACGCAATATTATCAGGTATTCGAAGTACCATTTCTTATGATTTTAATATAGGACAACAATCAAGAATTACAGGAATTAGACCGGAAGATCTAGACGCTTGGTCAAATGCTATAACGCAAGCAGGCGGAACAGCAGAAGGATTCCAAGGTTCTATTAAATCATTAGCTGAACATTTTCATACAACGGCAGCCGTCGCAATGCAAGCGTTGCCACAACTGGCGGATGTCTTTAGCAAAATAAGCAGATATGCGGCATTTAACTATGGCAGAGCTATAGGATTAGATGAGCCTACAATATTACTTCTGCAACAAGGCAGAAGAGAAGTAGAGGCCTTATTAAAAAGACAGATAGAGCTTGGCGTTGTTACAAAACAAGATGCTGACGCTATTTACAAATTCAAGCAAGAAACCGGCAATCTAACACATTCATTAAGAACACTATTTAATGCTGTCATTGTTCCCTTAATTCCTTCTCTTAATGAATTATTTGTATCTATAGAAAATGGATTTTTATTTCTAGCAAGTCATCGTGATTTAGTGATAGGCGCATTAATAGGGATAGGTGTTGCAGCATTTGGAGCAGCTATTGGATTCGGTTTAATTACTGGTGAGGCTGTTATCCTCTCCACTGCCATTGCTGTTCTTATAGCAGCATTTGCTCTTCTTTGGGAAGACGTACAAGTTTTCTTAAATGGTGGTAAATCTGGAATCGGATTATTAATTGATAAGTGGAACTCATTTATTGATTCAATCGGGTTATCAAAATTAGAAATAACGAAAAATAAAGATACATGGATTGAATGGGCTAAAGCAGTAAAAGGCGCTATTAAAGACGTTTTCAACGAGATATATAATTTAGCAAATCCATTGCATCTTATTACCGGATTATTGGATAAAAATAAAAGTATTGATGTCGGTGGAATTGATATAAATCCCGCAAGTCTAGGACAAAATGCGGCATCAAAATTTTTTAAATCAGCATCAAGTGCCCCAATTAATAATAAGCCATCATTGGGAAGTTTTTACAATTCTTCATACAATAAAAATTTCACAATAAATTCGATGCCTATAGAAATAGTAACCCAAGCCACAGATGCTGTGGGAATTGCATCCTCCTTAAGCCTTACATTGCCAGATCATTTTAAACATGCAAATAACTTCTTTGCGGATGGGAATGCATATGGCTAGTAGTCAATTCAATATAATCAATACATTATTGCCCTCCGCTGCAGTGGATCAAGTTGCTATTTTTGATTCAGACTATAAACAATTATTTCAACAAGCAAAATCAATAAAAGTAGTCGTAAAAGAAAATTCAAAGTTGATGGAACATCCTATTGAAACAGGCGCAATTATTACAGATCATAGAATAATAATGCCCATTGAAATTGAAATGTCTTTAATCCTTGCATCAGAAGATTACGCGGATGTTTATAAATCAATAAAACAATATTACAACAACGCCACACAATTAACAGTACAAACAAGATCAGCGATTTATACAAATCAATTGATTGAAGCATTGCCACACGAAGAAGATCCAAACATGTATGATGCTTTAACAATTGCATTGAGCTTAAAACAAGTTATTACTGTATCGGCACAATATGCGCCTGCCCCGAAATATGCGTCAAATACCAATACTCAAGATAGGGGAATACAACAAGGGACCGCGCCGAGTAAACAACAGGCGAGCGTTGTAGGTAATTATTTCAGCCCAGGATCATAATATGTTATTAATCCCTATAATCAACATACCGAATCAATCGCTAACTTTACAGGTAGATAATAATCAATATGATCTTGTCATACATGCTACACAAGACAATGCTGACGGCACATCAGGAATAATGGCGATTGATGTATCAATAAATAATGTGACTATCCTAAGTGGAATAAGAGCGGTATCATTTTTCCCATTAATTCCATATGACTATTTAGTGAATGGGAATTTCATTTTTATAACACAAAATTTTGAGTATCCAGATTGGCGAAAATTTGGAATAACACAAAATATGTTTTATGTATCCAATGATGAATTGGAGGCCATAAACAATGGCACATTCACAGCTTGATCCTAGGATCATAAAAGTAAGTTTTGAAGTGAATGGAAAACTTAAAACTTATTCTTCTCCATTTTTTATTACAGTAAATGGAACAAAATACGGTAATGCATTACAGAATCAAGCTGATATCGTTATAGCAAATTTAGATAAACAGACACAAGATTTTATTCTTACCGAAACAACGCCATATAATTTGAATAATACCGCCAAAACAATCACTGTTTATGCAGGGAGACAAAGCTATGGAACTAGCGTTGTGTATATTGGCAATATTGTTACTTCAAACGTTACGCAACCCCCCGATGTCGGGGTAACTTTAAAATGTCTTACAGGGAACTTTTTAAAGACCAATGTTTTGGGAGTTAATCAAGCGGGTCAAGCGACATTGCAACAGATTTCAAATTCTATAGCTCAAAGCTTGAATGCTATATTAAATTTTCAAGCTAACAATATGAACATTGGTAATTATTCCTATTCAGGGTCAACATTAGGTCAAATTCAATTACTCAATAGTTTCGGTGGAATTAATGCCTATCTTGATGACGGTGTTTTAGTTGTAAAAAATTCAAATCAGCCTTTAGGAAATTACGTAAAAATAGTTAGCGCCAGTACCGGCATGATTGGAATACCCCAATTCACTGAACAGGGTTTACAAGTAAAATTTTTATTCGATAACAAAGTAATATTGGGTAGCTTAATGAGAATTAAAAGCTATGAATATCCGGCAGCGAATGGTGATTACATTATCTATAAACTGGGGTTTCAATTATCTACGCGTGAGACACCCTTTTATTACATTGCAGAAGGGCAGAGGATAGCATGACAAGCAACGGACCAGACATTGACCCCGCGAATAATGACAGCCTAGCTGGGACGCTGCAATTCTGCATGTTCAAGTTTCTTCAACAAATGCAAAATATGATGCCCGCCAAGGTCATAAAATATGATCGTGATGAAAACCGCGTTCAAGTTCAATTATTGATCGCCATGGTAACAACCGCAGGTGTCCAGGTCTCACGGGCACAGATAGCTAGTATCCCCGTGATGGTTTTAGGAGGGGGAAACTTCTGCCTTAGCTTTCCGATTAATCCTGGGGACCTGGGGTGGGTTTTGGCTAATGACCGTGATATATCCCTCTTCCTTCAAAACTATCAAGAGGCACCGCCTAATACAGCCAGAATCCATAATTTTTCGGATGGAGTATTTGTGCCTGACGTTATGCATGGGTACACAATAGCCTCAGAGGATGAAGATGCGGTCGTTCTACAGAATCTTGATGGAACTATTAAGATAAGCCTTCAATCGGATAGAATAAAGCTGACAGCGCCGCTCGTTGAAATAACGGGGGATTTACAGGTTGATGGAGATATAACCACGCCTGGTTTAGCTCCTCTGACATTAGCAATGCCTGTTATAATGACAGACGGTTTAGATATTAGTGGCGGTGGAGCGAATAGCTTAACCGTTACGGGCGATGAGCGTGTTATAGGGAACATAACCGCTTCTGGGAATATTACTCCTAATGTTCCGTAAGGTTGACAATCTTAAATATAAGGTTGACAAAGCGCAAAGATAAAATTGACACATAGAAAAGGATTTCTATGCAAACGTTATCAGCAAACGTTAATAATAACGTGCCAAATGTGGCATATGACGATATTTATCTCGATGCAAAAGGGAATATCTCATTAAGTTATGACGTCGAAGCAGTCCTTCAAGCATGTGCTCAAGCCGCGCAAACCGTTCTAGGCGAAATCATTTTTAACGTAAGTCAAGGGATCCCATTCTTTCAAACGATATGGAATGGCTCGCCACAAGTTCAACAATACACCGCAGCACTTCGAGTCGCATTTTTAAATGTTCCCAATGTCATTGAGGTTATTTCTTTAATGACGACCCAGGTCAATAACGACTTTCAATACACCGCAATAATTCGGACCACGTTCGGCACAGGAGGTATCAGTGGCTAGCGATGTTTACAATTATCATGATGATACAGGCGTTATAGTTCCAGATGCTAGTGTCATACAAGCACAAGTCACGCAAGAGTATCTTGATACTTTCGGCGCGGATCTCAATACAGATCCGAGCACTCCGCAGGGAATGCTCATAACAATTGAAACATTATCACGTATTGCGGTCGCAGATAATAACGCAGCAATCGCAAATCAAATAAACCCTAATCTAGCCGGTGGTGTTTTTCTTGATGCATTATTGCAACTAACCGGTGCGCAGCGGGTAGTTTCATCGCCTTCATTGGTTAATTGCACATTAACAGGTGTCGAGGGAACGATAATCCCAGCAGGGGCACAAATCGCAACAACCGATCAAGCGACAAAATTCCAGCTTGTAACACAAACGACTATACCACTAGGCGGCACAATATCCGATGTTCAATTTGAATCGGTAGAAGATGGCGAAATCGCAGCAGAAGCGAATTCTTTAATACTGATTGTAAGCAACATTCTGGGATGGGAAACGGTAACAAATCCACTAGCGGCGACACTTGGAACACAAACGCAATCGGACACACAAGCTCGTATTCAACGAATTAACACACTAGGAGCACAAGGCAATTCGATTGCAACTAACGTGATATCGAATCTGTATTTATTGCCTGGTGTTCCGCCATCCGGTGTGTCTTTTCAAGAAAATGTTTCTTCAACGACTCAAGTTATCAACGAGATAACAATGGTGCCTCATTCTCTCTATACGTGCGTAGGTGGATCAGCCAGTGATCTTGATGTCGCAACGACTATTCAAAACAGCAAGGCGGCAGGGTGCGCTTATAACAACGGATTAGGAATACCAAAAGATATTCAAGTTACAGTCCCATTAAGCAATCAGATTATTGATGTTTTGTTTGATAGGCCATCACTTGTCACAATAAGCATAGATGTAACAGTTCACGTTTTCACGTCTGTAACCGATGTCACAACAGCCGTGCAAAACGCAATAATCGCATATGCTAACGGGGAAGTACCAGGACAACCAGGTTTTGCCGTAGGTCAGAGCGTATCACCATATGTGATCGCTGGTGCCATCATGCAGCAAATTCCAGGAATCTTTGTGCAAGAGGTTCAAGTCGGCGTCTTATCATTTACTCAACAAGGTACTGTATCAAATGGATCAGCATCGATCACAGGATTAACTTATAACGCTCCCGTAGGTGGGTTTGTTGGAATACAAACCGGTATGATCGTTTCGGATGGTAACGTCAACATACCAATTAATACGACTGTGACGACTATTGTTGGCTCCGATCAAGTGGATATGGATAACAATGCAACAGGCGATGCAACCGAAATAATTACATTCGAAAATTCTTCTGTAACATTTCAACCGACTGAAATACCTATAGGCGTATGGCAACAAGCACAAACATTCACTTCAATCATAACGGTATCACAAGTATGAGAATTCAGGAATTCAACTACAACGTGAATCTACTGCAAGCCATCTTGTGGCAATATGATGAGGCTACTAATTTATTAAGTTTAATTAATCAAAAACAAACTTGGTATGATACTTATCAATCTGAATTTTGGTCTGATTGGTACACAAATGTTTTTAATATTTTAACCGCAAATCAATTTGGCTTATCTGTTTGGTCGTACATATTGAATTTACCACTGTATCTTGATGCGCCTGTAGAAGACCCATCAAAACCTAATTGGGGATTTAATGATAATTCAGCATATCCAGTTCTATTAAATACATATTTCAATTTTAATAATGGAAACTTTTCAACGATTGGAACAATCATAAATCTAACACTAGAAGAACAAAGATTTTTATTGAGATTAAGATATTTTCAATTAGTGAGTAATGGCGTTGTATCTAATGAAGATACAGGACTAGGAATAAATGAATTTTTGGATTATTTATGTAGAACGTCTGATATTAATTACTCAGGCACTATATATGCATTAGACGGTTTAGATATGACGATCACTTATGTTTTTACAAAACCAGATTTTTCTCAACAATTGTTAGATGCAATAATGATTTTAGATTTATTGCCTAGACCCACAGGGGTTTTATTAAAAATACACATTAATTATCTTCGTCAATTTGGATTTAATGCAGGAACATTTGATGATTATGAAAATACAAATCAAAATTTTGAAAATGGAAACTTAATTGATCCATTTATAACACCGATTACTTTTTTAGAACCTGCGCATCAAATTATGGTGAGTCAAAGCAGTGAAATAATGTTAGATCAAACAGGACAAGTAATGGTTACTGAGTAAATTTTTTTAACGATATATTTTACAAGGATGTAAAATTATGGCTATTTCAAGATATTTCCCTTATGCATTCGGTGTTGATGCTGATGATTTAACCTCTATCCCTGATGCTGCTGCCGTTGACGGATCAGTTAGCTATCAAGAAGGATGGACAGTCCCATATCAATATAATTTATTAACAAACCCATCCGCTCTACCAATTCCTCGGGGGCAAATGAATGAATTATTTTATGATATTACTTTAAATATAAAACAATATCAGGAATATGGTACACCTGAGTGGTACAGCGGCGTTTCATATCCTATTTATGCAAGAGTGTATTATAACAATCTTGTTTATCAAAACTTAGTTGCTAGTAATACAGCAACACCAGGAACTGATTTGACATGGCAGCTTGCGAGTATAGGGCAGATTATTAATGTTTCTTCAAATACAACATTGCCATCAAGCGCTTACGGCGCAAAAGTTAATTGCACCGGCGGCACAGCTTATGCGATTACTTTACCCGCTGCGTCTGATGGTGGATTTATAGATTTCTTCGTAAACACAAGCTCATTTGCATTAGTAACATTAACGCCGCCCGCTGGAACAATACAAGGCAGATCAAACTTTATTTTAGGATTTATGGAGTCATGCCGCGTATATTCGGATGGGTCAAATTATTTTGTACAATTATACATGATGCAACCATCATCTTATTTAGTAAGTCTTACTAGCGGTCAGAGCATTCCTGCAAACACAAATACAAAAGTTAACTTTGATAATGTGCAATTTAATTACGGCGGAACATACGATAATGTAACAAATTTCAGATGGACACCAAATTATCCTGGCCAATACAAACTTTATTCAACATTAAGATTTGAATTAATGTCGAATAATAATGTAGTTATCAAAAATCAGATTTATATAAATGGCGTATTAAGGAATGAAGGCGTTACTTCTTCAGAATCCCCAGCAATGAATCTCACTGAATCCGCTCCCACATCTCAGACAATTAGTATGAATGGATCGACTGATTACGTAGAGATTTTCGTAGATCATAATGATGCTACTGGGCATCTTTTATATAACGATGTCATATATTGTTTTGCAGGTGGCGAACGGATAAATAACTTTTATTAATATTCTGACAAGGGAATCATGGTGAATTATGATTCCCTATTTTTTTATTAATTTTCTCTATACTCTTTTAATGCTTTTACATATGAATCTAAATGTTTAACTGAGGGTACTTCATTAACCATTTCATAAATTGTTACTTCTATCCATTCTCTAGAATTATTATCATGATCAATTTCATTTTTATCATAAAAATTAAATAGCTAATTTAAAACTAATAAACAATCAATATTCATTCCTTTAACCATTAGATTATGCATAGATTCGTATACATGACGATGAAAAGGTCCAAAATCTTTTTCGTTTAAATCCGTTAAAATATTTGTAGATTTACTATCATCTAACATTAAACAGCCTAGAATAGCTTTTTCTATATTTGCTTTCATTTTATGATCCTTTTTATTAAAAATTAATGAACAATGGTTGTTTTAGCTGCTTCCTGTAACTGCCAGCAGAATTTCTCGATATTTTTCATGAAATATTCCTTCTTAAAGTTATCTTTGAAATATTCTATTGTTGAATTTATTAAAATGCTTATAAAAATATTATGTTGGTCTTCTCCTGGCATAAATGACGTTCTTGAATTCATTTCATGGTGTATGATATTCATCACTTTTCTAACAACATCAATTTTTTTATTAAATTTTTGATCATCTTTCATATCAATTTCAGATTCTATTTTAAAATCCATTAAAACATTCCCTTTTGTAAAATTTTCTTTGCTCTATTTGGATCATCTCGATAATATCTCATTGTCATTTCAATAGTTGTATGGCCCAAAAGACTAGAAACTAACGCAATATCACAGCCATTATTAATATGATTAGTCGCAAAACTAACACGTCCGCTATGGGATTTTGCATCATGAATACCAGCTTGTCGATAAAATCTTAAGAATAAAGCCACCATTCGATCGGGATTAAAAAACCCACCTTTTTGTGACATGAACAAGGGTAAATCAGGAGAGAATGTAATATTTTTTCTTAAACAAAATGATTTCATTTCTCTCAAATGATCCTGTAAAACTTTCACTATTTTTGCATCAACAAAATAAATCCATCTAGGCTTATTCCCCTTGGTTCTCTTAAGATTAATATCCTCTTTAAGTGTTTCCATATCATCTTGTAAAACATCACGAAGAGTTAAACCGCGTATTTCACATGCCCTTAAGCCTAAGCCGAAGGACATGTATAATATAGCGCGATTTCTCTTTGCGTTAGTTTTTGTAAGAATGACAGCCTCAACAATTTTAAATTCTTTTTCGGTTAATGATTTTGCTCTGCCTTTTCTAGCCATTTATTTTCCTTATTCTATTACTTCATGTTCTTCTATGTGAAATTCTTCACTGCAATGGTCATCGAAACTATCCAACATTTTTTCTGCATCTTCTTCGCTTAAAAATACATGTTCTATTACATCTTTAGAACAAGGATTACCCATTCTATTTACTATTATATAAACTTTCATCTTAATAACCGTGATTCTTTTTCCATTCTTCAAATGTTTCAAACTCATATTCAGGGTGAGGTGTATTTTGTTCATTCATAATCTTGATTCCGTATCGCTCTTTTTCTTGCATATATATTCTGTAGATATCATCTTCGAATGCCATTTTTATTTATCCTTATTTTAATTAGCCCTTTCTTTTAAAACCATTGATATTGCGTTTTGTAAAAAGTTTAAATTACATGTTTCTAATCGTTCTAATACCATGACAATATGCCCAGGTTGTGTTTCATCAAGCAAAACATCTAAAATTTTATTTACTTTTTCTAAGTGTTGACATTCTTTCATTTTTTATTTTCCTATTTTAGTAAGCCGCCTATTCGGCGGTATCATCAATAAAAACATTTTCTAAGCTGCTTATTCAGCAATAAGTTTATTAATAATAATCGTTTTTGTTAAAATAAATAAAATTCATCATCATTAATAATTTCTACAGAACTGCAATTAAAGTTATTCTTTCTGTAATTTTTTTCCCATTTTTTGTCTCTTGATAATTTTATTGTAAAGGCATTAACAAGATTGTATTCTCTGTTTGCGTTAATTTTTTCTTCGCATTTTTTATAAGATGCATCGTAATTACCAGAGGTAAGAAGTGTTTCTATTATTCCCAATACTTCTTTATTTTTTATAATATATGCTCGTGTCATTTCTTTGTTATTGTGTGTAATGTTCATTTTTTCACCTTATTTGTTTGTTTATTTTTTTAATATTGTTTTATCATTTCATGTGCATTACAAATAATTACACCGCTTTTATCCTTAAAAAAGTAAACTTCAGCAGATTCGTACCCTTTCCAATCCGGGATAACTTCCATTACATTTTTTATAGATACAGCGTGTTTATAAGATAATTTTTTCATGTTTATAAAACCCATGGGCTTTTTAAGAATTTTAACTGCAATATTCATTTTTATTACCTATTTCATTGATTAAATTTAATTCTACTTTTAAATGACATGTAACATCATTCAATATGCGTATACTATGTCATTTTTTTTCGAAATGCAAACATTTCTTTAAATATTTTCAGGATTGATTAAGTATGGCCCAATTTTAAGACATACTGAATTTTACAGTATGTCATTCTGTTTTTTGTTTATATTTTAAACAAAATAGTCATACCAGTAAAACCCCATAAAAAAAAATGTTGAGTTTCGCTGGTGTACCTACTATAAACAACTGTAGAGGGTGACATTGGTACGGTCAGAAGAGGATAATAGTTAATGGAAATAGAATGGAAAATAAAGCAGGCAATTCCTGCAATAAATTGGTGGTCGAGATATAAAGATGAATCCATGGAAGATGATAAAAGTTCTAAACCTTTTTTTTATGTAAATATTCCTTTTTTCGTTATATTAGAGGATCAATATGGTACACAGGATATTAGACCAATTGATTTTGATCCTTACGGAATTTGGGACTTAGATGATAATAGAGATGGATTAGTATATAGCGCCGTTGATCCAAATTTTAATCCCAATGTTGATATTGCATATCGTCTGTATGTGAAAGATAAAAGTAAATAAACTAAAAGGATTTTTATGTCAGAAGAATTACTCAAAGAGATTGAATCTATAAAGTATGAAATATGGGACATTAACAAACTAATCCCATACGCTCGAAACCCTCGAAAAAACGATCATGTAGTTGATAAAATGGCTGGGCAGATTAAAGAATTCGGTATGCCTGTACCTATATGCATAAGACCCGATGGATCAATAGTCGATGGTCATTTGCGTTATAAAGCCGCCAAAAAATTAAGTCTCTCTAAAGTCCCCGTCGCAATTAATGAAACATGGTCAGAGTCAAAAATAAAAGCTTTTAGAATATCGGTTAATCGCACAGCAACATGGGCCGATTGGGATCAAGAATTTTTACCTTTAGAGATTCAAGACTTAAAAGACAATGGTTATGATTTATCTTTTACGGGATTCTCAGAAAAAGAGTTAAACGAAATGTTAACACCAATGAGCTTTGATCCCGTTGAAATCGATGAACAGGGAAAGCTAGACGAAAAATCTAAAATAGAATGCCCTAATTGCAAACATGAATTTATCCCTTAAATTAGATTGGTGCAGCTTTGAGGCTGCAAAATATGCAGTATTGAATTGGCATTATAGCAAATGCATGCCTTCTGGAAAACTAACAAAAATAGGGGTATGGGAAAATGAAAAATTTATTGGGTGTGTATTATTCGGTAGAGGCGCTAATAATACGTTAGGAAGCCCCTACGGATTATCTCAATTAGAATGCTGTGAATTGGTACGAATAGCTTTAAATAAACATCAATCTACAGTAACACGCATTGTGTCAATTGCAATTAAAATGCTGAGAAAATTATCTCCTGGTATAAAATTAATAATATCCTTTTCAGACACCGAACAGAATCATCATGGTGGAATTTATCAAGGGGGTAATTGGATATATTTAGGAGACTCAAAACCCGCGGATGAATACATTGTTCATGGCGAAAGAATGCATGGACGATCAATGAGAGCTTTGTATGGTACTCACATAGGAAAAGATTTTATAAAAATAGTTAAAGGAAGTATAAAACATCGTTATGCAATGCCTCTTGACAATAATTTAAAAGAAAGAATAATAAAATTATCTAAAAAATACCCAAAGCGTCAGAAAATAGGAAACTATTCCGACCAGGAATAATTCGGCGGTGCGAATCCGACCCTGACGCTCCATAATTATAAGATAGGAAATCGTTCGGAATTGCACCGAATATTTACAGAAGAACATAATCTATTTAAAGAAAACGTTTGCATAATTACAATAATATATCTTCTATGTTTATATTATTGGGTGTCTCACTGTCCACGCCGCGATTTCCATTAAACTGAGGGAACGGGGCGGAGTCGAACCGCCTACCAAACGTGACATTTTAAGTCAAAGAAGGCTCTCCCGGTTGAGCTACACATTCCCATAACTGGTGCCCTATTTTCCCTATTCTCGGTTCCTTACCTAACTTTTTGTCATATAGTCGTCACTATATTTATCCATACTCATTAGGTGATAAGTATTTTCGGGCATAAATAGTGACTATAGTCGTTAATCTTTTGTTATCTCCCACTTGTGTTCAGGATCAGGAACAAACACAGATGATTCATGCCCAACTCCTTTTGCATAAATTTTATTTAAAACTATCCATCCGCCTATAACCTTAACTCTTTCAGTAAATGCAAAATGTTCATCGGAAATGACTTTAGAAAAAATTGTTTCCCATTCAAACTTCATTAATCACTACTCCACATAAGATGAAGCAATAATGTTGATATTATTACTAGCTCCATTTTCAAACCAACGCAACATCCTATGATTAAGCCACATATTCCGCCTGTAACTATTTTTTGATTTGATTTTATCCAATAATTAATAGAAGTAAAGAATTTTTTAATCATTATTTAATCTCACTTCAATTCAAATGATAAAAAGGCTGGGAACATTTGATCGCAGCCAACAAACTCACTGACGCATTGTAATTGGTAAGACTCTGCTTCACTTTCTGCCACCAATATTAATTTTTTTGATTGGTCATTCGTATTTACTATGTAATCAATTTTCATTTATAGCTTTTCCTCAACAAAAAATATGAATATTATTAAAAATATTAGATACCACATTATTTTAATTTTTCCTTAATTTTCATTTAATGACTCATCATGTAACTGTTGGTTCATTTCTTTTACTAACTTATCATAATATTCAAAGTGGGAATCTATAACAGTTTTGGCGATAGTTAGTCCCTGCAAAATTCCCTCATAATATTGGAGCATTATTATTCTCCTTTTCATGTTCTGTTAAACACCATTCACCACAAAAAGTTTTATCTAAAATAATTATTGGATTAAGATTTCTATTGTGTTCTTCCGTAAAATCACAATCACAATAATGACAAAAATTATTATTCATTTAATATCAATCCTCGTTTTTTGTTGAAGTTCGCATCCTGGAATGATAACACCTTGTTTTAAATCATCAAGTATTTGTTTCTTATTTATGGTCTTAACCAAGGTTTCTTTGATGTATTCATGGGGGATATCAGCTTCACTGTAAACATTGGTTGAATGAGGGTTCTTTGATATCTTTACCTCAATGTAAGGCGTTTTAATACTATTAATTGAATTTAT